ACAGTTCAAATTTCAAACACATATGACGTAGTACGTAAGTATGGTCGTAAGTCTGAAGTTGCTTACCAACTTATGAAAGCTGGTAAAGAAATGAAACGTGACATGGAGTTTGCTATCGTACGTAACCAAGCATCATCAGCAGGTGGCGCAGCAACAGCTCGTACATCAGCAGGTATTGAATCTTGGATTACTAACCGAGTATTAGCTACAGGCTCTACATCAGGTACAACACCTGGCTTCAGCAATGGAACAGTTGCAGCACCTACAGACGGTACAGCAGTAACATTCATTGAAGCAGACTTAAAGTCAGCTTTACAATTAGCTTGGACAGACGGTGGCGAGCCATCAACAATCCTTATGTCAGCAACTAACAAAGCACGTTTCTCTGGCTTTGCTGGTATTGCTACTAAGTTTGTAGACGTACAAGTAAAAGCACAGGCTTCAATTACTGGTGCAGCAGACGTTTACGTTTCTGACTTCGGTAACCACACTGTGAAACTTGACCGTTTCATGCGTGATGAAGCAGTTCTTTGTATTGACCCAGGCTATGTTGGTTTAGCTTCACTACGTCCTTTAAGCAAAGAAGAACTTGCTAAGACTGGTGACTCAACTAAATACCTATTGACAGCAGAGTATGCACTTGTGGTTCAAAACCCAAATGCACATGCGAAGATTCAAAACGTAGGTGTTTAGTAATTAGATATGATATAATCGAGGGAGTTAATTCTCCCTCTTTTGTATTTAATTATGCCAATATTATTTGACCACAATAGCGTAACAGGTGTAAGTCAGTACTTTGACTACGACCCCGCTAAAGATACATACTACCTAACTAGCACACAAGATATTAGTGGCATGTTAGACCAGATTAAACAGTCCAGAGATAACCCTGAAGTTTGGAACAAAGGTGTTAAACAAGAATGGGCGCACTTTGCTAGTATTCCACCTGTAGTGGAAATGCAGTTAAAGCAAAAGGGTATAGACATGTATAACCCTAACCAAACAAAAGAACTCATAAAAGAAATAAACGAAAACTATCCATATCTTAAACTGACAACAAAACGTGGATAAAGAAGCAAGATTAAAAGAATTAGTTAAGTCTTTTTTTGAAGACTATTTAGACTATACTGAAGTGTCAGATAGTGATAAAGAGTTTCATCCTATATACATTTCATCTTGCAGAGCATTAATGACTCAAGAATTAGCTAAAGTATTAAAAGAGATGAGAGAGTTATCAGGTGCTAAACGTGATGATATTAAACAAGACTGGTCTTTTATAGACAAATGGTTTGATGACTATGGTCATACATTAGAGCCTAGAGAAATAGCGAGATGGGCTTATAGTAATGGAACATGGCAACAAGCTATAAAGACGGTACAAAATGATAGTTTACGGAGCTAAAAGAGTAGGCGGTAAACTTCTACTAAGAAGATGGTTTAAGAAAAGAACTTCAGATAAACATAAACGACTTGACCAAGACATGACAAGGTTAAGAAAAAAATGGTGGCACTTTAAGACTAGATGGACAGAGACGAATTAAAGAACGTACAGTTAGCAATACATGACCTTATACAGAAAGAAGAGTATGAGGTAGCATTACCTATTATTAACGAAGTCTTAATGGTATATCCTAATGATGCAGCTACATTACATTTCCTAGGATACATCTGGTTAATGGGTGATAAACCTGCATTTGCATATCAGTTATTCCGTAGGTCATTACAAGAATCTCCTAGCAATAAAGCATTATGGACATCTCTAGGTCGTGCATGCCATGAAATGGATATGTTTGAAGAAGCTATTAAATACTTCTTAAAGTCAGCAGAACTAGACCCTAACTATGCACTAGCTTATGCCAACGCTTCAGCTTCACTTGTTCAGATGTCTAAATGGGATGATGCAGAGAAGTCTGCAAAGATGGCTTTAGAATGCAATCCTAACGAGCTACACGCACAATTAAACCTAGCCCATAGTTACCTAGCCAAAGGTGAATGGGAACAAGGATGGAAAGAATGGGATAAGTCACTAGGTGGCAAGTTTCGTAAAGAGTTAGTTTATAAAGACGAAGTAAGATGGGATGGCTCATCCGGTAAAGACTTAGTTATCTATGGTGAACAAGGTTTAGGTGATGAGATATTCTATGCTTCATGTATACCAGACGCTATAGCTATTAGTAACAAAGTCTACATAGACTGTGATGAAAGATTAGAAACATTATTTAAACGTAGCTTCCCTAATGCAGAAGTGCATGGAACACGTAAAGCAGATGAAGTGGAGTGGATAAATGACGCTACAATTGATGCAAGATGTGCTATTGGTGGCTTACCCCAGTTTTTCAGACCAACGAGTAAATCTTTTCCTGGGACTCCTTTTCTAATACCTGATACAGATAAGGTTGAAATGTGGAAAGCCATGTTTAAACCTTGGGGTAAGACAGTCATAGGCATTACTACTAAAGGTGGTACATTTAGAACTAACTCTAAAGGTCGTGTTCTTACAGAAGAAGACTTACAGCCACTACTTAAACGCAAAGATATACAGTTAGTTAGCTTAGATTATAGCGTAGAACGCAAAATTGAAGGTGTTAAATACTTTGAATTAGCATCTGACGCAAAAGATTATGATGACACAGCAGCTCTTATAGGGGCTTGCGATATGGTTTTAGGGGTCAATACTACAGCTTTACATTGTAGTGCTGCTATGGGCGTTAAAACATGGTGCTTAGTACCTAAATATCACCAATGGAGATATGCTCAACCAAGTATGCCTTGGTATAGACACATGAGACTATTCTACCAAGACGATAAAACATGGAATGAAGTTATAGAGAACGTAGCTACACAGTTATGAAATTAGCAGGTAACACATACTTACCGGATAGTGATGAGTTCTTTGTCAACTACTTTAAACTAGGTGATGTATTTGAAAGAAAATCACTAGATATTGCAATAGAACATGTAAAGAAATGGGATGTTGCAGTAGATGGTGGTGCACATGTAGGTAGTTGGTCTAGGTTTTTATGTGATAAGTTTAATTTAGTAGCATCTTTTGAGCCTAACCCTGATAATTTTGAATGTTTAGTAGCAAATACTAAGAACAAAAACAATATTATACTGTCTAAGTTTGGTCTGTACGACATTCACCAAGAATTTGCACTAAAGAGTGGTAATAACACAGGTTGTTGGCACTTATCTGAAGGTAAAGGTATAAAAGTAATGCCTATGCCTGACTTCGGTGCATTAGACTTCTTAAAACTAGACGTAGAAGGTTTTGAACACAATGCCATTGCAGGCATGATAGACCAGATTAAACGCTATAGACCTGTAATTGTGATAGAAGAAAAGAATCTACCACATAAACCACTAACATACGAAGCAAGACATCTATTAGAAAGCATTGGCTATAAAGAAGTAGGTCAAGCACATAAGGATATAATCTTTGCTTAACATAACATTTCTTCATGTAGGTAAAGATGTAGATATGCCTACAAAAATGGTAGCTTCTGTAAAAGAAGTCATGCCAACTGCAAACATAGTTCAATTATCAGATATGAATACGCCAATTATAAAAGGCGTAAATACTATTATTCGTAAAGAATATAACGGTCTTATCATGTTATTTAGATTAGAACATCTAGCTTCACTCAGAGGCAATTGGGTAACACTAGATACAGACATGATAATTAAAAAAGACTTATCTCATGTATTTAATCAAGACTTTGACGTAGCTTTAACAAGACGTTATGGCTCTATCATGGATGCAGAAGGTAATGATGTCGTTAAGCTCATGCCATACAATGCAGGTGTTATGTTTTCTAAGAACCATGAGTTTTGGATAGAAGCATTAAACAAATTAAAGAGTCTTGATAGAAAAGCACACGAATGGTATGGAGACCAATTAGCTATTAAGCTAATGGCAGATGCAGATAACTATAAAGTATTAGAACTATCTTGTGATGAGTATAACTACACTCCAAAAGATAAAGAAGAACGTAAAGATGTATATGTTTATCATTTTAAAGGTCAGCGTAAAGACTGGATGATGAACGGACAATATTAAAGGATATTAAATGGCATTTACAAACTATAGCAGTTTCGTGACCGTGGTACAGAATTACCTTGCACGAACAGATTTAAGCGCACAGATACCTGACTTCATTCAGATGGCACAATATAGAATGACACGTGACCTTAAAACTGAAAAGATGTTAAAGGTTGCAACTGCAACATCTACAGGTGGTGATGGCACTATTTCATTCCCTACAGATTTTTTAGAGATTAGAGATATTCATATTAAAGGTAATCCACCGATAAGATTAGAATATCAAACACCTGACTTGTTCTTCCGTAATGGTCAAACAACATTATCAGGTTTACCACATTACTACACAATGTTAGGTACAGAATTTCAGTTTGCTCCAATATTTGACTCAACTATGACTGTTCAAATTCTTTACTATGCTCAACCTACATTTATTTCTACAACAACATCAAGTAACTTGTATTTAGCAAACTATCCTGATGCTTTATTGTATGCAACATTGGCTGAAGCAGAACCATATTTAATGAATGACGCAAGAACAGCAACATGGTCATCATTATATGACCGAGCAATAGCAAACATTAAAACAAACGATTTGGGTAGCACATATCCATATACTTCACTAAACGTAACACCACGATAATATGGAATATAAACTTTGTGCTAGTTGCAAAGTAGAAAAGCCTACAAGTAATTTTAGGTGGGCAAGGACTCGTTTTGAGTCATTGTGTAAAGAATGTAAAAGTAAGCATAGAAAAGCATATTATCAAGAAAATAAAGAAAAAGAAAAGTTAAGAGCTATACATCATCATCATAATACTTATGCTAAAAAACGTGAGCATAAAGTTAAAAAGGCTATGGAGTGGGTAAAGAATAACCCTGAAAAATATAAAATAAATGCTAAAAGATGCTATGAAAAAACTAAATTAAAAAGGTTTGCATACCAAGCATTAGCAAGAGCTAAAAGAAGAAATGCAGTACCTAAATGGTTTAATACCATTAAAGAAGATGTGCAAAAGATATACATAGAAGCTAGAACTAAGACATTGGAAACAGGAATACCTCACGAGGTTGACCATATTATTCCTTTAGTAAGTGATTATGTATGTGGATTACACGTTCCCAATAACTTACGTGTCATAACTAGATACGAAAACAGAAGTAAACAAAATAAATTACAAGGAGTATTTTAATGGCTGAAATGTCGAATTTTTTGGAAAACGCACTTTTAAATGGCACTCTAAATGCAACCACTTTTACAGCACCAGCAGCAGTTTATGTAGCTTTATACACAACAGACCCTACAGACGCTAACACAGGTACAGAAGTATCAGGTGGTTCATACGCTAGAACAGCAGTTACATTTGCAACAGCATCTGGCACATCTGGTTCTGTAGCGTCTAATGCAG